GTTCCAGGTGGTGACGCCCTTGTGGCCACCCTTGCCCGCTGCAGCAGCCCCACCGACCAGACCAGCGACACCGATGCCCCGCTTGACCTTGCGCTCAGTCTCGTCCTCGGCTGCCTTGTTCACAGTGATGGCGATCCGCGCTTCCTGCAGTTTTGACACGGCATTCGCCTTCTTCTTCTCGTTGGATCGGTGAACGCTGTTCTTGGTCTTCTTGTAGGCCGCCCGACCGTACTGGTGCTGGGCGTAGACGCCACTGGCTCCGATCCCGGCGCTGATGGGGAGGGACACCTTGGGCTTCAACAACGTGTTGGCGGCCTGCCGTACCTTCCCGCTCGTGGGACCTATGTAGGCCAGGTTGGCACCGATCATGGTGCCGATCCCCGCCGCGCCTGCCGCCGAGGCGGCATGACCTCGGTGGAGGTTGCGCTTGATCTCCTTGGGGGAGTACGGCTCGTCGGCCTTGTTCACGATCCGCGCAGCCCGCTCCTTGGACATGCCCTTGCCCCGGAGCTTCTCGTACTGGGCAGGGTTGCGGACGAAGCCTCCACGCTTCGTCTTGTAACCGCTGCCGGTTTGCTCCCAGGGCATACCTAATTCTCGCGGGGCTGTCTCACTTCACTGTGCCCGCGAACCTGATCAGGTCGGCGAAGGTCATCACCTTGTCGTTGCCGGTGAGGGACACCCCCACCGTCGCCGTACCGGTCTCCGCCTTGACCGCGTTGGTCCGAGCCGAGTCGAAGCCCGCCTTGACGACGTGGCTGCCGACCGGTCCGAGCTTGCGTCCGTCCTGGGTGCGCTCGGACTCCTCCAGCACGTAGAACCACAGCGGCGTGCCCTTCTCGAAGCCAGGTCCCAGGTCCAGCGTCTGCGGGGTGATGACCGGCAGACCCATCTGCTTGGCCACCGCCTGGCCCGAGGGCAGCTTGTAGAAGTGCGCCCGGCTCATGTTCCGGAAGGCCAGCACGTTGGACCCGGAGGCCTCGGCACCCGGGATGGGCAGCCGGAACAGGCTGGCCGAGATCAGCGGGTCGATCTCCCGGCTGAGGTTGCGCGGCTGCACGCCCGCGCACCCCTCGGGCTGGGGGAAGTCGGTGAAGAACATCCCGAAGTCGATCTGCCGTCCCGCCTGCAGCGGGCGTCCGCCCATCAGCGAGGCATCCGGGGCAGTGAGGGAGAAGACCTGCAGGTTCTGACAGTTGTTGTTCCCATTGAGCCGGTAGGCCAAACGCACCTGGGTGTGGCCGAACCGGTAGGCACTGACCGCGAACTCGACCGGGGTGCCCTTCTTCTTGGGCTCCAGCTGCTTGACCTTGGTGGGGTTGACCGGGCTCAGGATCTCGGGCAGGAAGTCGTTGTAGACCGCCTGCTGGTAGGCCTTGCGCAGGGTCGCCCGGGCGTTGACGAAGCTCATCCCGGAGTCGATCAGCCGGTTGTGCGCCATCAGGAAGGTGACGTGGATCTGGGACAGAACCTGGTTCTCGTCGTTGCGCTTCTCCACCAGGATGGCCGAGCCGTCTGCGCGTCGGGGAAGGTCGCGCACCCCGTTGAGGTTGGCCTTCTGCACCTTGAAGTGCTTCTTGTCCGCCTCGTAGAGCTCGGGGTTGACGGTCGGCCCGCCACCGTAGACCGAGTCCAGGTCCAGGGCGAAGGTGCGGCTGTTGGTCAACGTGGTGGGATCGACGAAGTCCTTCGGGGGCGGGCTCGTGTCCAGGGTCATGTCATGGTCGAGGAACTGGCCGAAGTAGGTGAAGCCCGAGGTCACCGCCTCGTTGTTCTCGGAGTCGTTGTTCGGGTCCAGCATGGTCTGGGCCAGGTCAGCGATCTGCTGCTGGCTGGGGTCGATGAAACCGGGCAGCTTGGGGAACGTCCGGATGAAGGGGTCCTTGACCGCACCTTCAGCCAGCGAGGGGGTGGCGACCAGCACCAGGGCAGCAGCAATGGCGGCGATTTTCTTCCACATACGTGGCTCCTGAGTTGGGAGCCCCCGACTCACTCGACCTGAGTGACCTTTCTCCTGCTGATCATTGTCTCGGTGATGTCAGGGTGACACTCGCAGTGACAGGGGTCGTGGCAGAACTTGCAGGTCTGCCGACAGGCCTCGTGCTTCTCGTGCAGGCACGCGGTGGAGTAGTACCAGTGGTTGGCCAGGTCCTTGGAGATGTGGTCTTTCTTGGCGTCGTTCACCAGGTCACTTCCATGATGGCGAAGTCCCGCTTCTTGCCAGCGGGCCCGGTGCGGCAGCCCATGTAGAGAGCCCCGTCGATGAACTGCAGCCCCTCGCACTCGAAGCTGGTGGTGGTCACCTTGCCGTTGAGTACCTTCCTCAGCATGGCCATGGTGACGGTCAGCCGGGTCAGCTTCTTCCTCTTCTCGAAGCTGTAGATGTCGATGTACTGGTTCTTGTTGGTGGAGCCGGACAGCACCGCCAGGGTGTCGCCCCCGGCCCCACAGCCCTGGAAGAACTTGCCTCGCCCGCGCTTGGACACCTCGACCTGGCCCAGCACCTTGCACTTGCCGTCCTTGGCCCGGAACTGGGCCTCGTCCACCATCCGGTACATCTCGTGGTCGGAGTGGCCCTTGCGCAGGTAGAGCAGGTCCGGGTTCTCCGCCGACAGCCCGAAGCCCTGGTTGCCCAGGCTCCCGTCGTAGATGTCGACATTGCCCGACTCCTTGCGGACCCGGGTCGCCCCCCGCTCGAAGATGACCCGGGAAGGCTTGGTGCTGGTGGTCTTGCCCGCGCCGTTGTAGGAGTCCATCGGCACCCAGATCCAGACGTTGCCCGCCGCGCTCTTGCGCACCCCGACCTGGTTGCCGTGGCCGAACAGCTCGCACTTGGTGGTGCCCTCGTACACGCCCGTGCGCGAGAAGCGCCGGATCATGGTGTGCTCCTTGTCCCGGGCTCCCGCGTTCTGGGCCTGGGCCAGGTACCACTTGCGGTCCTGGGTCTCGTACACCGCGTTCTGCAGCAGGTTCGTCTTGGGCATGTCCTTGACGTTCAGCTGCAGCCGGTAGGTCAGGTCAAACGCTGGCACGGGGGAACGACTTTCTCACCTTGGTCCCGGCCCGGTGCATCCGGTTCTGGACATCCTTGTAGGCCGCGCCGAACTCCTTGTTCGGGGCGTTGTCCAGGTAGCTGCGCTCCAGCGGGGTCTTGTAGCCGGAGTGGTGCCCCTGGGAGAGGTAGTCCGCCCGACCCTCCTCCCGGCCCATCTTGGTGTCGCTGGCGTTCAGCTGGTGGGAGCGGTACTGCGACCGCTTGGCCTCGGCATGCGCGTGCTCGTGGGTCAGCACCATCTTCTTGTTCTTGCGGTAGTCCCGCTTGCCCTTGGAGTTCCGGGCGATGGCCTGCGGGTTGATGAGCACCGTGGACTTGCCGGTGTTCTTCCCGCCCGTCCGGACGGCCAGTCCGTGCAGCCCCAGCATGCCCAGCGTCGGGTGTGACTTCTGGGGGTTCTGACGGACCGTCTTCATCCAGTCAGAACCCGCCTCGGTCTGCTCCTTGATCTCCTTGTGCGCGGGCGTCATGCCCTTCTGCTGGGCGTAACCACCCACCTTCTGGCCCTTCTTGTAGGCATCGAGCGCCTGCGAGGACTTCAGCCACTTGCCGTTGACCAGCGACTTCTGGACCTTCTTGCGCTTGCGCTTGCGCTGGTCTGCCGCAGTGACCCCGAGACCGGTGGTCACGGCCAGGTTCTCGATCATCCCGGCGAAGCTCGCCTTGCTGATGGGGTCGATCCCCTGGGAGCGCAGGATGGACATCTGGCCCGCCGTGTAGGACTTCTTGACCCTCTTGCGCTTGCGGTGGGACAGGGCCAGACCGCCACCGCCCACGGCAGCCACCGCCAGGGCGGGGTTGCGGATCCGACGCACCTGGTTGCCCATGTGGCCGTACACGCCCGCGAAGTGCCGCTGCTGAGCCGCCGCACCGTGCAGCTTCCCTGCCGCCTCGGCCTTCGCGCTGGAGTGACCGGAGAGGAACTTCTGGGGCTCCCGGATCACCTTGCCGGTCTGCACCTGAGGGCGGACATCGGGTACCCGGGGGTTGGGGGAGCGACCGTTGGTGGCCGTGCCACCGAGACGAGGGATGATCTTCCGCGCCCCCTCGACGCTGTCACCGGACCGCTTGGCCCACTTCCTGCCCTCGTGCTCCAGCAGATGGGCACCGCCCGCACTGCCTGCGGCGGCTGTTGCGCCTGCGCCCAGGGCCGTACCGAAGTAGCGGTCGGTGTCCTTCCGGGCCTTGGAGACCTTCTTGTTGCGCATCCGGTGCACACCGTAGGCGGCGGCTCCGGCCCCACCCACCAGGGCCACGTTCGATCCGACCCGACCGACCTTCAGGTGCCGGATGATCTCCTTCTCCGGCCCGATCTTCCCGGCCCCGCGACCGTGCACGAAGTGTTCGACCCGGGTGGTCGGCTTGCTCTTGTTCGCCGCATCGGTCTCCTGCTGCAGGAACCCCCGGTGGGCGTCGGTGCGGAAGCCGAAGATGCCACCCCGAGCCGAGGCAAGGGTGGCCCGACCCCGCTGCATGCGCGACCCTTCGGCCTGGTGCGGCAGCACCTTGGACTTGACCCCGGGGATGCCACCGCCGACCAGACCACCAGCGGCAGCGGTTCCTCCCGCCCCGGCGATGACCGCACCCGAGGAGTTCCGACGTTGCTCCTTGGTGGACTTCATCACCAGGCGCACGTCAGCACCCTGCTGACGCAGGATGTCGGCGGTGCTCACTTCTTCTTCTTCGGGAACTGCTTCTTCGGGCTGTCGGCCTTGGCGCGCTGCTTCATGGCCTCCTTCTTCTCCCGGAGGCTGAGCTCATTGGTCCGCTTGGCGTGGGAGTACTCCAGGTCCTTGGTCCGCTTGGTGTGCCGGAACTCCAGGTCCTTGGCCTTGCGGTCATGCTCCAGCGCCTGCTTCTTGGACTTGCCGTCGATCTCCAGACCCTGCTTCTGACCCTGCATCTTCAGCTCGGCGTCACGGCCCTTGATGTCCATGTCCATCTGCTTGCCCGCTGCGTCCAGCTCCGCCTGGGCCCGGGCCGGTCCCTGCTCCTGCTCCATCATCTCGGGCGTGGGGGCCTGGGACTGCATCTCCGCCTGCTCCGGGGTCATCCCCTGAGCGACCATCTCCTGCTTCTGCTTGGCCCCCTCGAAGGCCATCGCGTTCTGCATGTCGGCCTCCTCGCGCCGCATCTCCTCCACCTCCTGGGGGAGATCGGGCAGGTGGGCGCTTTCGCGGAGGAACTTCTCCAGATCGGGGTCGGGGAAGAACATCATCCCCAGGCCGGACATGGTCTGCATGAACTGGGCCAGCTCCGCCAGGTTGGGCGGGTCGACGTTGCTGGGCTCGATCCGGGGGAGCTTGTCCAGCTTCCACTGGTTGATGCCGAACAGGCGCGGGATGGCGTGCCGGTTGAACACGTCCGCGATGCCCTGGGCGATGCTGTTCAGCGCGGCCCGGAAGATGCCGGTCTTGTCCACGTGCAGGGCGTAGGAGCCCGTCCCCTGGTGACCGACCTTGATGAAGTCGGCCAGCACCGTCATCAGGATCTCGGTGGAGTACCGCTCGATCAGGGCGTTGGTGTCGAAGGTCTTGCCACCACCCGAGCTCAGCAGCTGGAAGTCGTACTCGGGGGTCTTGGTGTCCGGGTCGACATCCGAGGGGATGACCACCCCATCGTGCTCATCCCTTCGGACGTTGCTGACCAGCCGCTTGAACGCCGTGAAGAGCTGCTTCTGCTGCGGCGTCGCGTCCGGCTTCATGATCTGGCTGGGAACTTTTGCGAAAGGGAGACCAGCCAGATCACGCTCAACGCCGATGGCCTCGAACTCTTCGAGCCGCTTCTTGAAGAACCAGGGCCGGTAGGCGTTCCGCAGGATGCTACGTCCCTCGGGATTGCCCTTGTGCGCGCCCGTACGGAACAGCAGGCAGCGCTCGATGCTCAGGCTGCGCTGGGTGTAGTAGGGCGGTGGGATCTGCACCATGCCCTTGATGCCGCCCGTGTCGTCGAACAGCCAGCGGTGCAGCGTCTCCTGGGCCCGGATCGGCATCTTGCGCCAGCCGATCTTGCCATCGGTGAACTTGGACCGCTTCTTGCCGTCCGTCTCCCAGGGGCCGATCCGCTTCTTGTAGACGATCTCGTGCCAGCTCCACCCGTAGGGGAGCATGCTCAGGATCTCCGCCACCAGGTCGTCGAAGCTGTGGGACATGTCGTCGATGCACTCCTCGACGAACTGCACCGCCTTGGCCTGCTCGGGGGAGGAGTCGTCCCCCACCACGGTCCAGGTGACCTCACGCAACAGCTTCTCGATGGTGAAGAGGAGAGCGCCGATGGTCGCATCGTTCTGCGACATCTCGGTGAAGACCTTGACACCCTTGGTGCCCCGCAGCGCCGGGAGGAACTCCTCGTCGATGACACCCGTTGACCGCTTCAGACCGGTGCCGCCGAGCTCGACGAACGGTGGCCCTATCGGGAGCTTCTTCGCCTCACCCTCGACGGCGACGTCCACCATCTCCGGATACCCGCCAGCAGGTGGGTTCACGTACTCAGTGGTCATCGGCCCTCCTGCGGCTCAGTCTCTCAGCGATGGCAACGCAGGCCCGGGGTGCGAGAGCGCCCCGGAGGATTTCGGCCCTCGGGGGAAAACCTGGTCACTCCGAGGACGCTCTTGTCTCAGGATATGGCCGCCGTCACAATGATGCAGACCAGTACCAGACTCAGCCCAGCGGCCACCACGAGAGCGGCGGCCCAGTCCCCCAGTGGGTTGTCCAGAGGCTTCAGACGGTAGGTCTGGTAGGTGGGGCTTGTGGCGTCGTGTCCTTCACCAGCATGTGCTGGACGCTGTTCGTGACCCCGGTCGGCTTCCAAAGTCCCATGTGCGCGCCCACTGAGACGATGAACGCTGGCAATGCGCTGATCAGCGCCACCCCCAGATCGAAGGTCTCTCCCCCAGTCAACGCCCTGGCTAGCTCCGAGAGCATCGCCAGCACCAGGTTGAGGCCCGCCAGTAGCAGGGCCTTGACCCCACTCCTCATGCTGGTTTTTGTGACCAAACCGACCAACAACGGCAGAACGAAGGCGATGCACAGCTGAACGATAGACAGCACATCCCAGGTGACGGTCACGTTCTCAGGCTAATCAGCGTGTCCTGCTGCTGTGATGATCGTCTCTCGGCCCTGGCCTTGCGCTCCTGCAGGTACGCGCTCTCCCCCTCCAGGTCCGGGAAGAACACCTTGCCCAGCCAGTTCAGCAGTGCCTGTCTCATGGCTTGCCCTTCTTGGGGATCTCGGGCTTCACCACAGCGCCGTAGGGAGCAGACATCGAGGAAACGGCCATCTCACTACGCCCCGCCAAGAAGCCTGCCAGCAGGCCGATCAGGGTGTTGATGACGTCATTGACGAAGATCACCGCTCGGCTGGTGTCCTGCTCGGGGTGGATGATCTCGGTGAGGATGACCGAGGTTCCGCCCACGATGACCGCACTGCAGATGGTGAACGCCACCATCAGCACCAGGATCTCCGTGGTGCTGCGCTCCCAGAAGAGCTTGTGAGTTCCTTCGGGCTTCGTCACTCACCCACGATCACATGGCTGTCAGCGTGGACCGTGAGCCCATTCAGGCTTGCCGGGGAAGGGCAGGGCAGGGGCTTCGAGCTGGTTGAACACCTCCCTGGTCACCAGAGTGTGCTGCTCCTTGGAGGCCACCCGGTCGATGGTCGTGTAGTAGATCCGGTTCTCCTCGTCGTCCAGGCGGATCTCTCTGCCCAACATGATCTCGTTGGGATCCAGTCCATGCTGGTCCAGCCAGGTCGACCACTGCTCCCGCAGACCATGGGGCATCTGGTCCAGGGACGTGTTCATGTACATGGTTCTCACGGTGCGTCCCAGAGCTCCTGTAGGTCGAAGGGGACCTGCAGACACTGGGCGAAGGTGAGGTCGGGACCGTCCATTCGCAACACCGTGTGCTTGTAGATGACCGCGTACTTGGGCAGTGTGATCTCGCCCTCGACGTACCTGCGACCGAGATCGGTGATACGCCAGTAGCCCGCTCGTCCACCGTCGTCCCGGACCTTGCGCTCTTCCTCCAGCACACCCCAGAACTTCAGCTCTGAGGCCTCGTGGGAAGCCGACTCCTTCACGTGCATGTACTCGCCCGGGTGCCTGCGGTCCCAGCGGTAGTAGTCCAGCAACGCCTTGGCCTTGGTCTTGTGGATGGTTCGGCCCCAGTCCTTGGCCAACCGCTCACAGCCATGACAGACCACACCACTCTTGGTCACCCGACCTGCTCTGACCATGCGCCGGAGCTCAGCTACTGACATGTCCTCGAACGGTCGGTCGTCATCGTCGTCATCATCAACCAGGACGATTCTCATGCGCTCTGAGTGCCTCCTCTAGTTCCCGAATCCGCTCCACAGCGGCATCGAACAGGTTCATGTGGTGGCCGCAGTCGATCCGCCACCAGATGTTGTCGTCCTCGAAGTAGGCGACGATGAACTCCTCCAGGGGGGCGGTGGGAATCTGACCCGCCATCTCCATCGCCTGCACCGCATTGCTGTAGGTGGAGGTGGCGAACATCACCGGGTCACCGTCGTGGTAGCTCTCCCGATGGGCCAGACAGATCTTGGCCACCTCGGTGTTGGTCATCTTCGGGGTCTGGGCGAACTGGAAGGTGCAAGCCTCGCACTGCAGCATCACCACATCACTCATCGGTAGTCCCAAGGGTCGAGGGCGGCGCATCCCAGCGCGCACCACTGGTTGGGCTTGGCTCCGCAGATGCAGTCGTCGTGCAGGGTGCGGATGACGCGAGGTGCGGTCTCGCCCCGGGGGATGTCAGCCTGCTTCAGACCCTCCACCTCGGGGGTGACCTTGTACTGGGAGAGCTTGCGCGCCTGCGCGAACCAGGCGAACCCGAAGCCCGCGAGGAAGAACACCACGCAGAGGAAGAAGACCAGGGTGGCCCAACCTGGACTCATCGCTTCGTCTTCATGTGCTTCGCCTCCGCGCAGGGGCAGCGCGTGTAGCGGTCCTCGGCCTGGTCCCAGGCCCTGCCGTCACAGTTGCCATGTTTGCCCGCCAGGCACTCAGGACAGGCCTGAGAGATCATCCTGAGGCTCCCTGCGGTCCCATCGCTCCCTGTGGCCCAGGAGGGCCCTGTGGTCCCCGGTTGGCCTCCTTCAGCAGGTGGATGCACTCCTGGAAGCCGATGGCCTGCACTACCTCGTCCTCGGTGGGCATGGCGTCGTCCTCGTAGATCTGCATCCGCCAATAGGCCAGCTGGTAGTGCTTCGACCAGTCCAGTCCGCACATGCTGCAGACCAGGACCTGCTCGGGGTAGGGGCTGCTCATCCAGTCGTCCTTCCACAGGCGGGGCAGGTGTGCTTGTCGGGCGGGTCGTCCAGGCAGTGCGGACACTGCGGTGTCTCATCGAGCATGGCCAGCACCAGCGCGTAGGCGTCCCGGGTGGCCTTGCGACAGGCCCGCTCCAGCCGGGACAGTGCCGCACCCTGCAGCACGATCTCCTCGGCCTGGACCGAGTTCTCCAGCCGGATACGCAGCTCCTCCGTGTTCACGGCTCTCCTCCGACCAGCTCGTAGATCCGGTCGAACGCCTCGTCCACGTTGAAGGGCGTCTCCAGGTCCTCGATGTAAGCCCGTACCACGTCGATGGTGGCCAGCAGGAACTCGACCTCCTCCCAGGTGGGCAGCCGGGAGACCTTCTTCTTGTCCGCCTCCAGCCGCTCCCGGATGCTGTCCAGGGAGATGTCCTCACTCCACTGCACAGTCACGGGGTGACGCGGTTGAGGTAGTCGACGTGGTCCTCGCCATCACGGGGCAGGTTGTCCGGGTCCAGACCGAGAGGCCGGGGCATGGTGTAGCGATCCATCCCCAGCAGCTCAGCCAGGTGACGGCGCTCCACGGTGCTGTAGAGGGGCTCACTCCCCTCCAGGGCGAACACGATCTTGGTTACCGGCATGTCCCCGTTCTCGGTCTCCGCGATCACATCCTCCAGGTAGAGGATCGGCACATCAGCGTTCAGGCTGGTCTGCTCGTCGATCTCTATGAACATCACATCTCTTTCCAGTAGAAGGCGGGGTACAGGCGAGAGTCCTTGATGTCGTAGATGGTGGCCAGGAAGTCCCGACATCGCTCGCAGAGGTCCCCGTTGGACAGGTCACAGAATCCCAGGTCCTCGTCCTCCGAGCCCACGCAGACACCGAAGTTGTCGATGTCGCCTCGCTCGATCAGGGTCTCGATCATCACGCTTCTGGCCAGGGTGACGTCGTCGGTGCCCATCACACAGACGTCACCGTTGTGCAGATATCCCACCAGGATGCTCATGGCTGCCTCTCATTCGGGGGCCTTCACAGCCAGCAGATACCTGTCGTCAAGCTCCAGGAAGCGCGCCTGACAGGTCTGACGGCGCAACCAGCGGGCGATCTTGTCCGCCTCGTCACGGTCGCGCACGTAGAAGAGGGTCCACCTCCCAGGCTGTTCCTTGGCCTGCTCGAAGTAGGGCTTGGCAAAGGTCACCTGTGGGCGGGGCATCAGCGAGCGTTCTCCTGGCATCGGGTCGAGCAGCACTGGATCGTGCGCCCGAACTTGCGGACGTAGAGGTGGGTGTCGTGGTGCAGGGGGATACCGCAGCCGACGCAGGTGATCGAGGTGACCGCCAGGACGTGGTCCAGGGGGACGTTCATGCTGGCCACCGACGCCAGCATCAGCTCCATCTGGGGGACGACGTGCAGTTGGGTGCAGTGCCGGGAGAGCTGAGAGATCCCCGCCTGCTCGGTCTGTCTGGTGACTGTCTCCACGCGGTGCATGACCTCGTGGCATTCGGGGCATGCGAGGGTCTTCATGGTCCCTCCAGGATGGGCAGGATGGCTACGCTGTCACTGTATAACCAGACTGGTCAACTTAGCGAGAAGACCTGGTCCTCGTCCTTACGTGTCACCTCTCCGTCGATCCCCCGCTTCAACTCCTCCTTCTCCCCGTGGGTGAACCCCATGGGGCTGAAGTCACGGTTGTGCTCCACGGCATCGCCCATCCAGTTCACCTGGGCCTTGGGCGCGACGTAGGGCATCACGCTGGGGAAGCGGTGCGAGACCGCCTTCCACGCGAGCGCGGCGGAGCAGACCTCGTCAGGAAGATGAAACTCCTTGGCCCGGGAGAAGAGATCGTCGGTGCTCACGTACTTACAAGCGGTGTAGAAGCTGTCGATGCGCGAAGCGCGCACCTTGTTGTGCTCCACGGCGGCCACGAACTCGCTCAGCATGTCGTCCCGGTTGCGCCCGGTCATCAAGAAGTTGCGGGCCTTGCCGTCGATCATGTCGCTGACCACACCGCCCAGACCGGTCGCATCGTGGATGCCTTCGGCGTGGTAGCGCTTCTGCAGGGCATTGAACAGCCCCACCATGTAGGGGTAGGGCCTCCGCTGCAGGCGCACGTAGTAGGCGAGGCGAATGGGCGTCTCGGTCACGTCCCACACCCCGATCACCGTCCAGTCCATGTCTCTCGCCCAGTCGGCGCTGACCACGTACTCCCGCACCACCGAGGGTTGCAGGATGATGTACTCCTGGTGCTCACGGGTGTGCTTGACCGGCTTGGGCGCACCGACGTCGAACATGTCCTCCACGCACTCGGTGGCGATGGCGCGGTTGCCGATGGAGGGCTCACCGAGCTCGTACTCCACCCGCCACATCTCACGGGGGATCTCCCGACGCTTCTGCTCGATGGTCTCGGGGGAGAGCCAGCCGTCGACGGGGTTGGCGGTGTCCTTGAAGCACCAGGAGTAGATCGGCAGGTTGTTCTCCCGAAAGCGCCGCATCTCGGCGGTCATGGTGCCCTCGGGGTACTGCCAGGTCGATACCATCGTCGTCTGCGCGGGGATCTCCACGCCCACCCAGTTCTTCTGGGGCATCGGCTGACCCATGGCAGCTGCGAGGATGTTGGCGTCCATCTCGTCGATCTCGTCGAGGAGAAGGCGCGCAGGGTGCGGGCCTCTGACGGTCTTCTGGGAGGCCGTCAGGGGCCGAATCCTGGCGTTGTTCGTCAAGCGCTGCTCGTTGCGTTGGTCCGAGGCAAGCATGTAGCGCGGCGCATCGTCGAACTCCCAGGCCCGCTGCATGCTCTCCAGCACGTTGTTGGACTGCGCCAGAGACCCACCCAGGATGTTGCAGTCGCTGCCCCACACCACCGCGTTGGTCAGTCCCAGGATGGACATCATCACGCTCTTGCCGCTCAGGCCTCGGGAGCCGTGCACCAGCACCTGGGGCTCGCGGGCGAAGAAGGCGGTGGCGAAGGCGTCGAAGGGCGCGTTGTGCTCCACGCACACCTTGTGGCGTGGGATGGTCACGTTCCACAGCACCCGGACCAGGTCGTAGAGCTCAGCGTTGGTCTTGGGAGGCCGGTCCAGGCGGAAGCTCATGGCCTAGTTGAGCAGCCCTACGAGCGCGAAGATGACGAGCAGAACGACGAGAATGAGGATGACGGGGATCATCCAGCTCGGTGTGGTCATGTTTCCTCCTCGGTAGGAACCCAGTATCGCCCTAGGTGACGAGCTTCCAGGTAGAGCCGGTCCAGACCTTCATCGGCTTCTCCACCCAGGAGGTGCCGTTCCAGTACTTGGCGGGCTTGTTGGCCCAGGCGCTACCCATCCACACCTTGGGCCGTCCGCCCACCACAGCGGGCGCGACGTTGACGTCGTCGATGTAGGCGGTGCCCTG